ACACTGGGTAAAAATCTTAGAGTAGGACTTACTCAGAGTATGATACTGGGAGAGGGTATCCCAGAGATCACGGATAGGATTAACAGGAATATCAATACCTCTAGATATAATGCTGAGAGAATAGCCAGAACGGAAACAAAGAGAGTTACCTACTGTGCTCATAATGATTCCTATGAGGATATGGGCGTAGAGGAGCTGGAGTATCATACAGCAGGAGAGCGTAGCAGTAGCGTAGTATGTAGTACTTGCCATGCAGATAGAGGTAAGATCTATAAGAGGGGCACAGAGCCTACTCTCCCCCGTCATCCTAACTGTAAATGCGTATATATCCCTGTGGTATCTGATGAGTTTGGGGATAATGAGCTTAATGAGCTTACAGGCTCCGTAAGAGGTGCTGAGAACTACGAAAAGTGGCGGAAAGCAGAGGAGGAAAAACTCAAAAAAGAGGCGAATAAGGAAAAAACTCCAGAAGATCTTATTAGAGAGCGTATTGAGCAGGATAAAGCACAGGGAAAAGCCTACAGAGACGGTATTAACGCTCAAATTTCTACTAAGACTAAGGAGCACGATGATCTACCAGCTACCTACAATGACCAGATAGCTAAGATTGAGGCAGAAAAGGCTAAGTATAAGCTGGAGGCAGAGGCTAAACAGGCTGAGCTGGATAGATTGCACGCAGATAGAGATAAACTCTCCCAAAAGCGTAGTGAGTTAGTAGATTTACTTGATGCAGGAAAGATTACAGAGGAGGAGTGTGATGAGAGATCCTCTCTCCTAAGTGAGGAGAGAAAGGCTCTTAGGGCTAAAATCTCTGGGGTAGAGGATGAGGTTTACCAGATTACTCAAAGTGTAACAGCCTTAGAGGATAAAGTACGGGCTATTAACAGAGAAATCGCAGATAAACAGAGAGCTATCATGCAGGAGATTAAGGATCTCAATGATAAAGTAAGAGAAAGTCTGGATCTGGAACTGGATTTTGACTTAGATATTGCCTTTGTAGGTAGTGACAGCAGTAGCCTTATGCGGTATAATCATATTGAGGAGTTTAGATCTATGAGATCCGCTCTAAGAGCTAACCCTACTTTTGATTATGATAAGTATAAAGCAGAACTTGTACAAGTGGCTCAAAGAATGGATGAGGAGGCTTTAATTATCCATAGTAAATTGAGTGCAGTTGTAGAGAAAAACTGGTATGATAGCCTTGACGGATCCAGTAGTGCTCATTATTCTCCGTGGAAAAAGCGTGTAAATATGAGAATGAGTGATAATTCTAAGGAGAGATCCTTAGGTACGGGCTTACAAGGTAGCTGGCACACTAAGTATCATGAGGAGGGGCACCAAATAGATAACCTCTTAGGTGCAGTATCTGATTTTATGGAGGCAGGATCTAAGGGATACGGAGGATCTGTATGGAAAGCCTTTAGCTCTCCTCACACAGCCTACGGAGAGCAGTTTAAGGAGGCTATTGAGAAAGATATTTTAGATTTTCTTAATACCGCCATTAGATACTGTAATGACGAGCAGGGAATGTCATACAAGCCCCTTACCTCCCTTAGTAGAATCACTAGGGATGCTAGACTTGCCTTTTCTCGTTACGGAAACTACTTGACATCGAATTTATCCGATACTAAAGTTAACACTCAGCTTATGATTTTAACAGATGCCATAGGATGTTTTACTAAAGGTAACTTATGCCCTTATGATTATGGTTACTGGGGGCACAGAAAAGCGTACTGTAAAGATCAAGGTATCTGGGGTGCTACATCGGAAACATGGGCTACATTCTTCTACATGAGAACTTGCGGATCAGAGGAGGAGGTAGAGATGGTAAAAAAACTCATGCCTAGTACATGGAGCTCTATGAGTAAAGCCTTTTCCGATATTGCAGAGTATTGTAAAAAATCTAATTTATCATATTAGGAGGTATAATATGGCTAAGATTGTTTATGATGAGGTAGATATTGAGATCTTTGAAATGACACCTAGAGGCAGAGCTTACTTAGAGTACAATGAGAAAGTAGGCGGAGAGCCCTTTAGTGAGGGCGTAGGTATGCCGATTTTTGAAATTGAGAAGAACTACGGAGGGGTAGTAGGGCTTTACCATGAGTGTATTAAGCAAGGGAAAACATGGCAGGAGCTGTTAAAAACCTCTGGTAAGTGGGATGAGATCCCAGAGGAGTAAAAGATTGAGCTACTGGCTACGGCTGGTAGCTCTTTTTCTCTAAATTTATCCCTGTGCAGTGATTAGGATAGATAAAGAGGAGGGATAGAATGTTTGAGTACAAAGGCTTTAAGACCAGAGAGGCTATGATAAATTGGATAGAGAAGCATAAACACAAGTACTATTATGAGGAAATCTTTGTAAATAATGGGTACTGTCTTTATGTAAAACCTCTAATTAAGCAGTAAGGAGGGCTTTATGTGCAGGTTTTAGGTATCGGTAATGTAACAGAGTGCAATAGATCTTACATATTCCTAAACAATGACGGGAAACAGGATAGGATACGGGCTACTCCAGAGCTCCTTAGACTTATTAGAGATACCGCCTCTACAGATCAAGCGTTTTATGATCGTATGTGCAAGGAAATTACCACAGCTTATGAAAAGCGTAAGGTAGAGGTAAAAAAGAAATACCACTTTATCACAGACGATATGGTAAAAGAGGCGTTTTTAAGGGATCATAAAGAGGGATTATCCCTTAGCTGTCTAAAGGATACCAATAATGAGGAGTGTACAAGACAGTACGGGATGCTCTTTGGGCTGTATGAGGGAGCTAATATTGCTATGGAGCGTAGATGGGAGGCACGCAAGCTACTAGCACAGGCAGAGGACGGATTAAAAGAATGATAAAATAAGGCTGATAGTGATTAGGTTTGCTATCAGCCTTATTTTTTTTTTGTTTTCATAGCCTACTTAGAGAAAATGAAAGGGTTTCTCCTGTAAGTACATAATTTTTCCTAGTAACATACATATTTTTTACACCATTGTAACCTAACTTATGAAAGGTTAAAGGGCTTTTCTATGGATAACTTACGAGGGATCCATAAAATGGAACTTACTTTAAGGAGGAATAGAAAATGGCTGAAACGGCTAACGAAACAAAGGCAAATGTAAACCCTACTACAGGCACAGAGGAAAGCGGTAAGAGTACCGCAAATGCTACCACTGGTACCACTACGGAAAATACCGCTCCTAAGGTTAAGACGGAGGCGGAGATCCGTGCAGAGCTCCAGAAAGAGTATGAAAAGATGGCAGATAAGAGAGTAACTGATGCTATCAAGAAAAAGGAGAAAGAGTGGGCGGATAAGCAAGCTAAGGAGAAAATGACAGAGGATGAGCGTAAGCAAGCGGAGGAGCGTGAGCGTTTGGAGGCACAGGCTAAGAGAGATTTTGAGCTTACCATCAAGGGCTTAAGATTGGATGTAGTCGATGCTATCGCAGAGCTGGGCTTAGATGCTGGTTTCCGTAATCTTATCGCTGTAGAGGATCTTGCCTCTATCTCCGATGAGGCAGAGCGTAGAGAAAAGCTCACAGAGCGTATTAAGGGTATGAAATCCCTCTTTGATGCTGAGGTAGATAAGGCTGTTGCTAAGGCTAAGGCTGAATTCCTCAAGGGGGAAACCCCTAAAACAGGCTCCCAGAAAGACGATAGCAAGACCGCTTACGACCAGTACCGCAAGGATGGAAATGTAAAGGGTATGCTGTCCGAGAAAATGAGTGCATATAGAAATCGTGAGGAGTAATCAGCTCCTCAATATCAGTAAAGAAAAAATCTAAAGGAGGATAATTACAATGGCAGATATGGTAAAGAGATCTAGTTTTTTGGAAAATGAGGTTGTAGACCTCACTGAGGAGATCAAGCTGGTATCCCCTACTGATACTCCCCTTACCACCATGCTGATGGCTAGAGGGCAGGTAGAAAAGGCTACGGATATTACCGTAACATGGAGAGAGCGTGAGCTCAACAGCAACAGAGGTACTCTTAAGCTGGAGGGTGCAGATGCAGGTGAGGTTATTACCTCTACCAGAGGTAGCCTTAACAATGTGTGTCAGATCATCGAAAAGGTTACACAGGTTTCTGGTACCGCTAGAGCACTCCATCCTAAGGGTGTAGGCGATACCTTTGATGCAGAGGTACAGGATCGCTTGATCGAGACTAAGAGAGATCTGGAGTGGTACTTCCTTAACGGTGTTAAGACTCTGGAGAGTGACGGTACTCCTAGACAGATGGCAGGTTTGATGAATCTGGTTAACCCTGCAAATGTCATTACTACTAAGGGTGCTCTTGCTGAAAACCATATTCTGGATGCACTCCAGAAGATGTGGGATAGAGGTGCTCAGGGAGAGTACTTTGCTTTTGTAAACGCTACCCAGAAGCGAGCTATTAACTCTCTTGCTAAGGCTGAGGGTAATGTACGCTGGGTACTGGATAATGGCTCTGTAGCCAATCAGTACGGTATTGCAGTTTCTCAGATCGTAACCGATTTTGGTACCGTTAATCTGGTACTGGATCGCTACATGGAAAATAACGGCATCCTTATCGTGGATATGGATGAGGTGCGTATTGCTGAGCTGAGATCTACTTTCTATGAGGATCTTCCTAAGGCTGGTGACTACTTTAAGGGGCATATCCTTAACGAGAGCACTATTAAGCTGTTGAATAGCTACGCAGGTGCTAAGATCCTTGTTACCGAATCCTAATAGGATCGTAGCATAAAACAATAAGCTAAGGAGGTAGGTAGTTATGGCAGAAACTAAGGCAAAGGGCACTACTGAAAAGGTATATACCTTTAAGAGTGCTAATAAGTTTCTTAGCTGTGTAGCTCTGGGCGTACAGTTTATTGACGGTACAGCCACCACTACTAATCTGGAAGTGGCTAGAGCTCTTGCTAAGATTGACGGTGTAACGCTGGTAGAGGATTAAGGAGGAGCCTATGGATAGCTTAGAAAGATGCAGGATTATCTTAGGGCTATCCTCTGATAATAAGGCTAAGCTAGACCTGCTACAGGTGCTCCTAGATAAGGCAAGGCTGGATATTGAGGCTTTTTGTAGAGATAGCTTTATGGAGGAGGGTGTGGATGTATACCCCTCTCCTCTTAAGGGCGTACAAGAGGATCTTGCTATCCAGCGTTTCCGTAAGCGTGGGGCGGAGGGGCAGAGCTCCTACTCCTTAGCAGATGAGAGCGTTACCTTTGATGATCCTATTCCCGTAAGCGTGGAGAAAAGGCTCTACCCTTACAGGCGGTTATTTCCCAGAGAGTGAGGAGGTGGCGGTATGCAGTTTATGTACGATAAACTGGTAATCGTTAAGAGGTACTCCTCTACTCTGGGCGAATATAACAGACCTAAACAGGAGTTAGTTGAGGTAGGTAGGTATGCGTGCTTTACCGCTGAGACCAGCTCAAATGTAGCTCAAAGACAGCCTCAAAAGGTAAATACAGAGGAGATAGATCTTTACACTTACCCAGAGGCGGATATTAAGCTAGGAGATGTGTTGTATATCTATGAGCTGGATGAGTATGATAAGCCCCTCCCAGAGAGTGAGTACAGAGCTATAGCAGATAAGCCTTACAAAAAGCGTACACAGCTAAAGGTACCTCTCCTTAGAAATGAGGAGGTGTAAGGGGCATGGCTGGTAGTGATCTGGGGCTTACTATTGATGGCTGGGAGGATTTTGTAAACCGTGTTGCTAATCTGGTAGATAAGTGGGCGGAGAAAAAGGCTATCTTACTAAAGCGTATGGGAAATATCTACCATGCTGAGATAATCCCCCATGTGCCTGTAGATACCTCACGATTAGTAGAAAATATCTTTGTTTTCGGTGAGGGGATCCCACAGGATTATGTAGAGGTAGGAACTAATGTAAAGTATGCTCTGTATGTCAATGACGGGCATATACAGCATAGGCGATTTTTGCCAGCAGATAGGCTAACCGTAGGCGGAAAGGCAAAATACCTTAAGGATGATAACCAAAAAGGTATAATGCTAAGGGAGCGATATGTGCAGGGAGCCTTTTTTATGGAGAAAGGCTTTAATAGTGCTAAGCCCCGTCTAGAGAGGTTGATCCATAGCTTTATGGTACAGATTGCCAGAGAGGTAGAGGGAGGTAGCCTATGAGATTGCTTAACAGCATATGTAAGGTTATTGCCTCTAAGTATGCTGGAGTGCCAGTACATATAGAGGAGATGCCTAAGGGCTTTAAGCGTGAGTGCTTTTTCGTAACGCTTGCTACAGGCGGTAGTAGCCTAAAGAGCAATAATGTATATGAGGATAATCCTGCATTCCAGATCGTTTACTTTGGTAAACTGAGTGAGGCGGATCAAGTGGTAGCAGAAAACCTATACAGAGTTAAAGAGGAGCTTAAGGCTCTTTTTTTGTTGAGGTTGGCTGTACCATTAATACCGCTGGAGGGTGTAAAGGAAAAGCCCCGATACGCAAAAATACAAACTTACTCCGATGAGGTAAGGCTGGCAGAGGGGGCTCTGTATGTAAAGCTCACACTTAGCTTTACAGAGGATATACCTAAAGAGGATCCTCATGAGCTTGTCGGAGAGATTGAGTTTGAAACTGATTCGATAACAAACAGATAAGGAGGATGCAAGTATGGGTTTGCCCGATATTGTAATTGAGTTTTCCAAAAAGGCTGTAACAGCTATCCGTAGCGGAGCTCTGGGTATCGTGGGTATCATTCTTAAGGATGCTAAAAATCACGGTGCTATGGTGCTAAATGGCGTTGATGATATCCCTACTGGAGAGAGTGCTTTTAGTGAGGCTAATACAGCCTACATTGAGAGAGCCTTTATGGGTGCTCCCAGTAAGGTTATCATTTATACCTTGCCTACGGAGGCGGAGAATTACAGTGAGGCGTTTAAGTATTTCTCTACAGTAAAGGCACATTACCTTTGCGGTGCTCCCGATATGACTAGTGCAGAGGCGGAGGCTTTTGTTACTTGGATTACTGGAGTGCGTAAGAGTACGGTACGCAGACCTGTAGCAGTTTTGCCCAATGTAAAGGCAGATAATAAGGCTGTTATCAGCTTTAAGGTGGTTAATGCTACCGAAGATGATAAGATCGAGGTGGGCGGTGTGGAGTTTACAGAGGCTGAATACTGTAGCCGTATCGCTGGTTTGATCGCTGGGCTGGATCTCCGTGTTTCCAGTACCTTTAAGCCTCTGAATGAGGTAACTATGATCCCCGTAGCAGATGATGAGGAAGTGAGCACGGCAGTAGATGAGGGCTACCTCACTCTCTACAATGACGGAGAGCGTGTTGTTATTGCCCGTGGCGTAAACTCCCTTACTACTGTTACGGAGGCAGAAACAGAGGATCTCAAGAAAATCAAGATCCTTGCTATTCAAGATCTCATTGAATCCGATATTTACGGCACCATTAACCGTAACTATATCGGTAACTACTCCAATAGCTATGATAATAAGTGCTTGCTTATTACAGCTATTAAGGGCTACCTTAGAGGGCTGGAGGCTACTGAGGGCGGTAAGGGCTATCTTAAGGCAGACAGCTCTACCATTGAGATCAATGTAGCTAAGCAGAAGCAGTATCTTGAGAGTATCGGTGTAGATACCTCCGAAATGAGCGAAAGGGATATTAAGGAGGCTAACACAGGCTCTAAGGTATTCCTTAAGGGTACTATTAGTATCCTAGATGCTATTGAGGATGTTGATATCTTCATTAACAAGGAATGAGGAGGGATAAGATATGTCCGTAGAAACTAAGAGAATTTGTAACGGTACTTTTGGTGAGCTCTGGCTTGACGGTGATTATGTCGGAGAGTGCTATAAGGCACAGGCAAAGGTAGAGTTTACAAAAGAGGAGATTAAGCAGTGTGGTACCTTTTTCACGGATAACAAGGTTGTAGGCTGTAAGGGTACGGGCTCTCTCACTATGCACAAGGTTAACTCCAGAATGGCTAAGAAGATGGCTACCATGATTAAGAATAAGCAGGATGTACGCTGTACGCTTATTAGTAAGCTGGCAGATCCCGATGCTTACGGTGCCGAGAGAATCTCTATTTCTGGTGTGCAGTTTGATGATCTTACTCTGTTTGATTGGGAGGCACAGAAGCCCCTTGAAACAGAGTCTCCGTTTACCTTTACAGGGTATGAGTATCTGGATGAGATCACTCCTCAGTAATAAGGGCTAGGGCTTAGGTGCTCTGTGGGGAGGTGTAAAAGCCTCCCCTTTTTTTCGTTTATATAAGAAACTATAAGGAGGACTATAGAATGTCTATTAAGAAGATCGTAGATGGGCAGGTAGAGGAGATCGTAGAAGCTAAGGAGGCAGTTAATGTACTGGATCTCTTGCTGGGCTCCGATATCGGAGAGATTAAGCTCCCTACTAAGCGTATGGAGATCACACGCCTTAGCGGTGTGTTTGGTTCTCCCTTTGTAATTACCGTATCCGCACTCTCTCCCGATAGATACGAGGAGGTACAGGATATGGCGGTATCTGTTAAGGGCAAGGATGCAGATATTGAGATCTCCCTATTGCAGTTGCTTGTAGTTATGGAGGGCGTTATGGATCCCTCTGGTAAGCCTCTGTTTAAGAATAAGGATCTTATGTCTAAGTTTAAGGCTAGTACGCCTAAGGAGTTGGTGCGTAAGCTCCTGCTTAGCGGTGAAATCGCTAGCATTTATGGAGAGATTGCTAGCCTCTCTGGTTTTGGTGAGGGCTCCGTTACAGAAGTAAAAAACTAATAGAGACGGATGGGCTTACTCAGATGATGTACTACTATTGGAAACATGGTAGGATCCGCCCATCCGTTTTTTACTCTATGCCTAAGGGAGAGCTCACAGTGCTACAAGCCTTTTTTGAGAAAGAGGTAGAGGAGCGTAATGAGCTAATTAAGGGTACAGAGGGTAAGGGAGTTTTCCCTGTAGCTGTTATTAACTGAGTAAGGAGGTGAGTGCTTTGGTGGAGTTTGGTGCAAGGCTTAGCTTAAAGGATAATATGTATGCTACCCTACAGAAAAACCTTAGATTGCAGAGGCAATTTTCGGAGCAGGTAGATCAAACTAGCTCTAGTATTAGAGGGCTGGGCAATCAGAGAGCTAATCCTACTATTACCGCTAATGATAGAGCCTCTGGTGTTATCCAAAGGGTAAGAAACACAGTAGCTACAGTAGGTGCTATGATTGCTACCCCAGAGGTAGCGGTAGATGGTAGACCTGCTAAGACAATTGATAGTATTGCAGAGAAATTAAGAAATCTCAAGAAAACCATAGTAAATCCTGTGGTTAAGCTGAGAGATCTATCTACTGCTAAGGTGGAAAAACTTAGGCAGAGCCTAAAGGCTATATCTTCAAGGGTATTCGCACCTATCGTTAAAGTAAAAGACAATGCATCTAAGCTCCTCTCTAAGATCAAGAATACCTTAGGGGGGCTAACTAAAAAGGCGTTTGCTCCTATCGTTAAGATAAAGGATATGGCTAGCAAGGTGCTCCATAGCATAGGGCAAGGGCTAAAAAAGGTAGGATCTGTGGTAGCTAAGGCTACTGTGGCTATCAAAGACGGAGCTACCGCTGGGCTATCTAAGATTGGCGGTATGCTGAAATCCCTTGCAAAGGGCGTAACTATTGCGGTAGGTATCGCTGGAGCAGGAGCTACCGCTCTGTTAGGAGGCTCATTGAGTGCAGGAGCCTCTATGGAGCAAAGTATAGGCGGTGTAGAAACCCTCTACGGGGCGGATGCAGGTGCTGTAATGGCAAATGCAGATAAAGCCTTTATGACCGCTGGATTATCCGCTAATGAATACATGGAAACGGTTACTAGCTTTAGTGCCTCTCTGTTACAGAGTTTGAGCGGAGATACGCAAAAGGCATCCATGGTAGCGGATATGGCACTCATTGATATGGCGGATAACGCTAATAAGTTTGGTACTGATATGGGCAGTATCCAAAATGCGTATCAAGGTTTTGCTAAGCAAAATTATACCATGCTGGATAACCTCAAGTTGGGTTATGGCGGTACGCAGGAGGAGATGCAGAGGCTCCTTAAGGATGCTACTAAGCTAACAGGCATTGAGTACGATATCAGTAACCTCTCCGATGTGTATAACGCTATCCATGCCATACAGGAAAATATGGGAATTGCTGGAGCTACAGCAGATGAGGCGAAAAATACTTTTAGCGGATCTTTTGCATCCATGAAAGCCTCCGCTAAAAACCTCTTAGCTAATCTAGCTCTGGGCGGAGATATTACAGGCTCTATGGAGCAGTTGATAGATACCGCCTCTACTTTCCTTTTTAATAACGCTCTCCCTATGATTGGTAGAATCTTTGAGAGCTTACCAGATGCTATAGGTACAGCAATTAAAAAGGGAGCCCCTAAGATTAAGCAGTTAGGCGGTACCATTGTAACAGCTCTTAAGAATGGGCTTAAGAGTGTGCTCCCAGCAGGTATGGCGGAGCTGGTAGATCCAGCTTTTAGCGGTATCGGTAGTGCTATCTCTACAGCGATTAGTACCGCTAAGAGCGTGATGCAGGGCTTAGTACCTGTTGTCACTAATGTAATTACTACGCTGGCTCCTGTAGTGGGGCAGATCGGAGATCTGTTTAATGAGGTGCTCCCTATCGTGGGAGATGCCTTTAGTGCCTTTGGAGATGGCGGAGGCTTTATACAGGGCTTTGCCGATATTGTGAGCGGTGCTATCCCTGTAGTAAGGCAGGTAGTACTAAGCCTAGCACAGGTATTTAAGGCTGTGATCCCAGCTATCCAGCCTATCCTTACTACGCTGGGCTCTATGGTGCAAACGCTTTTCCCAGTAATTCAAAATATTATCGCTACTTTTGGAAATGTCGTATCACAGGTATTTCCGATTATCGCAAATGTGATCTCTGTAGCCCTAAGTGCGGTAATGCCCGTAGTACAAACTTTGGCTAGTTTGATCCAGACAGCTCTCCCTATAGTGTCAAATGTGATCTCTGTAGTGGCTGGCGTGATTCAATCTGTAATGCCTACTATCTCCCAGATTTTCTCAGAGGTAGGCTCCAAAATAGCTGAGGTTATCAATGCTGTAGTAGTGCCTGTAATGGGTACCCTACAGGGCATTTTTGAAAAGGTTAGCCCTATTCTTCAACGAGCTATAGAAACTATAGTAAAAGTAGTTGGATCAGCGTGGGATTTTATCTCCCCTATCATAGATCTGGCTATGGTGCTATTTAAGGCACTTTGGGCGGTACTAGATCCCATTATTACAGCTATAGTAGATGCCTTTATCTGGCTCTGGGATAAGCTGGAGCCCGTATTTAGCTGGCTGGCAGATGCCCTATCCGCTGTAGGGGATTTTGTCGGAAGTATCGGAAGTTGGATAGGAGGGCTCTTTGGCGGAGGCGGTGGCGGATCTAGTCACGCTTACGGCTTAGCCCGTGTACCTTACGATAACTACCCAGCAGTACTCCATCAAGGAGAAACGGTACTTACCAGAAATCAAGCGGATCAATATGAGAGGGCTATGAGTACCAGAGGTGTACAGCTTAACAATGCTCTACAGCCTCTGGATAAGGAGCTCTCCAGAGATGGCAACAAGGGCGGTATAGGAAGTGCAGGACAGCCACAGGAAGTAAAGGAGATCAGTAAAGCAGGTACTACCGTACACATTGAGAAACTTGCAGATACCGTAGTTATCGAAAAGGAGGCAGATGTGGATAAGGTAGTAGAGGATATGGTTAAGAAATTCCGTAAGCTGGTACCTAATGTACCGTAAGGAGGTGGGTAAGGTATGGAATTTTGGTTAAAGCAAGGTGAGGAGGCTCTACAGCTCCCAGTTAAGCCCTCAGAATTTAATGTTACTGTAGCCCATCGTAATACGGTGGTTAATGTAATCCAGCTAGGAGATATTAACCTCATGGGTAAGACGGGGCTAAGAGAGATCGCTCTTAGCTCTTTCTTCCCAGATAAGGATTATCATTTTAGTAATAACTTTGGGCGTAAACAGCCTATAGCCTATGTAAACCAGCTAGAGGGCTGGAGAAAGTCTGGTAAGCCTATAAGGGTTATTATCACGGATCTACTCAATATGGAGGCTACTATAGAGAGTTTTGCATGGGGAGAAAGGGACGCCACAGGTGATATATACTATACGCTGGCTCTTAAGGAGTATAAAAAGATCAAGACTAAATCGGCTACAAATACTGTAGCTACGGGGCAATCTACTACCAGAGAAACAAAGGCTACAGAGAGTAGCTCTGGCAAAACCTACACGGTTAAACAGGGAGATTGTCTCTGGAGTATTGCAAAAAGATTCTACGGCAATGGAGCCTTGTATACTAAGATCTACAATGCAAATAAGGATAAGATTAAAAATCCAGATCTTATCTATGCAGGGCAGGTATTAACAATCCCCTAAGGAGGTGGTAAAGAGTGATAGTGGTACATAAAAACACAGATATAACGGAGTATGTAAGCTCTATTAGCTGGGGAGGCTCCAAATCGGAGGTATCCAGAAAATTGGAGCTAAAAATAGTTAACGCTCCGCTGGATGGTAACATTACCCCTCTTATCATTGATTTAGCGGATCCTGTGTACCTCTTTGAGGATGACGGGAAAACGGAGCTCTTTAGAGGGTTTGTAACAGAACGGGAGGCAAATAGCACACAGGGAGTAGTAACCTATGTAGCTTATGACCTCCTTTTTTATACCCTCAAAAGCAAGGCTACCTATAACTTTAGCTCTAAGACAGCGGAAACAATTGCTAAAATGGTGTGTGATGATCTGGAGATCCCTGTAGGCTCATTAGCTATAACAGGGATCCCCCAAAAGCTCATAGTACAGAATGTGGGCATATATGAGATCATCATGCAAGCCTACACACAGGCATACCAGCAGAACGGTAAGCAGTACCGTGTAACCGCTAAAAAGGGGCTCCTTAATGTAGAGGAGATGGGTAAGGTTGTTTGTGAGATTGAGCTCACAGAGGATAGCAACATTACCAGCTCCCAGTATAGGGAAACCCTTACTAACATGGTTAATAAGGTGCGTATCTATGACGGAGAGGGAAACCCAGCAGGAGTAGTACAAAACGATGCCGATGTTAAAAAGTATGGCGTATTCCAGCAGGTTTACACTAAGGAGGAGGGCAAGGATCCTACTACCACAGCTAAGAGTATGTTTAAGGGCGTGGAGAAAACCTTTACCCTTAACTGTGTAAATCATAATGGAGCTGTTACTGGAGCTGGAGCGGTGGTAAGAGATAGCTCTACAGGGCTTAGCGGTGTGGTTTGGATTGATGCCGATACCCACACTTGGAATAACGGAGTAGCCACTATGAGCTTAACGGTAACGCTTAAGCAGATGATGGATACAAAGGAAAATAACAGCTCCCAGAAAGAGGATAGCTCCTCTGGTAGTGGGAGCGGAGATAGCGGTAGCACAGGTACCTATACTCCTACTTACGGATCTAAGAGTAATCCTCCGTTTGAGGTGGTTAATAACTACTGGAGAACGGAAAAGGGCGGTTTTAATAACTACTCCGATGCTTTTAACTATTACTCCTCAAATGGAGGTAGCTCTAAGGGCTGGAAAATCTTAGATAAGAATAGAAAGGAGGTACAGATCTAATGGCTAATAATGATAGCAGTAGCAGTATGCAGAGCGATCAGTATTTTGCAGAAATGCTTAATATGATGAGGGAGCAAGGGCGGAAAGATAACCCAGTTACCCTCCAGCTAGGCGTTATGCAGAGTGCAAATAGCGTTAAGATTGATGATCTGGTACTCAATGCTGAGGATCTGTATATAGCGGATTACTT